GTGCGGGTGCAGCAGGTACCGGCCCCGCCCTGCTGTCGGGGACGCGGTTGAGGCATGGCTTGCGGGACGGACGGCTGCGACAGGTGAGAGCGCAGCGAGGGATGGGGAGTGTGCGTGATGGCGGTGACGTGGACCGGGTCAGGACGCGGCGGGGGTCTTCTTGCCGATCGACCGCTCGTACTCGTCCTGATAGCGCCGGACCTGCTCGCGGGTGAGCCCGAGCTCGTGGGCGATGGCCAGCTGCGGGATCTCCCGCTCCCGCGCTTCGAGGATGGCGCGGCCGAGCGCGAGGCGAGTCTCTGCGACTTGCCTGCGGGCCGCGCGGTATGCGTCTCGCGCAGCAACGACAGTAGCCATTGGGTCAGTCACCTTCGCATTGTCACACGTGTGTGGCCACTACCTAGTGTGCAGCATATCCGGTGGCCACGCAACAAGCCGCGATGCCACAACACTAGTTGCGTGGCCTATGATCCGGTGGCATAGTTAGAACCCCGGCGCCATCCGGGGCAGCAGGAACCTCATAGCCCTCACGTATCCCCGGAAGGACGGCAGCAGGTGTCCAGCAGGAAGATCCCGGCCCGGCTCGACGGGATCGAATACCGCTCCCACACCGAGTACCGCTGGGCGGTTTTCTTCAGGGAACTGGGCATCAAGGCCAAGTACGAACCTCAGGGGTTCGTCACGGCCGGCGAGCCCTACCTGCCGGACTTCCTGGCTTGGCCGGCTCTCGGGCAGCTCTGGGTGGAAGTCAAGGGGGACTGGGAAACCGACCTCAAGGGCGTGGCCAAGTGGCGGCGGTTCGTCACCGGGCGCCCGCAGCCATCCCGCGCCGTCCTGCTGTCCGGCGACCCCGACCTCGAGGGGAAGTATCACGTCATCGGCGGCGGGGGCGGGGACGCCGACTGGGAAGATGACGCCTACGAATGGCGCCCATGTCCCGCCGGGTACCACTTCGACCTCTGCTATCCGGGCACATGGCGAACGAGGTTCGCGGACGACGGATGCCCCGGCGAGTCCGGCGGGCACGGTGAGGACCGGCTCGTCAAGGCGGTAGACACGGCCCTCGCGCACAGGTTCGGCAAGAGGCCGACCGGAACGGCGGCGTAAGTGCCCGAGGGGGATGCGTCCGGGGAGGTGCGCGCCTTATGGCCCGCATCCGCTCCATCAAGCCGGAATTCTTCACGTCCGAGGCAATCGCGGCGCTGCAGCTATCGGCGCGGCTGACCTTCATCGGACTCTGGACCTACGCGGATGACAACGGCGTCGGCATCTATAACGAGCTGCTGATCACAGCCGCCATCTGGCCGCTTGAGCGGGATAACCTCGAGACCCTCTCCAGAACTCGCGAGGATATCGCGAGTCTATCGCGAGCCGGTCTCGTCACCCTCTATAGCGACTCGCGAAAGACCTACGTCTTCGTCACCTCGTGGGATGAACACCAGAAGGTAGACCATCCGCGCAAGCCGAGGTATCCGCGACCCTGCGAAGTTCCGTACATTAATGCCGCTGCCAGCAACGACGAAGCCGTAGATCAAGCCCTCTCGATAGACTCGCGAGAGAATCGCGAAGACCTCGCTCCTGAGCAGGGATCAGGGATCAGGGATCAGGGAAACCCCCCTAACCCCCCTGCCGGGGGGAAGCGCACGGGCCGGCAGAACTACGACTACGACAGCGATCCGGTCTTCGGTCACTTCTGGTCCGTCTTCCCGAAGAAAAAAGGCAAGCCGGCCGCCTACGCCGCGTGGCAGAACGCCCTCCGGCGAGGTGCCGACCCGAACGTCATCATCAAGGAAGCCGAGCGGTACCGGGATGACGCGTCACGTGATCCCGGCCGCACGAAGTACCCGCAAGGCTGGCTGAACGACGAGCGCTACGCCGACGAGGACGACGCGCCCGGGGACGGCCGGATCAGCTACCCGGACTCACCGTGGGCGCAGTGATGGACCCGATCACCGAGATCCTGCTGCCCAAGCTTGAGGGCGTCCGCCAGCTCGGCGGCTACTGGAAAGCCCTCTGCCCGGCTCACGAGGACCGCGAGGCAAGCATGACCATCGGCCGCGGCACCTCGCAGCCGGTCGTGATCCGCTGCCACGCCGGATGTGATTCCGCGGACATCCTCGCGAAGATCGGCCTTGCCTGGACCGACCTGTGCGAGCCGCGCGAGGAGAACCCGCAGCGGGGCGAGTGGACCCCGCACGGCGATGCCGTCGCGGTCTACGACTACACCGACGAGGGCGGCAAGCTCCTGTACCAGGTACTCCGGACGGCCGGGAAGCAGTTCCCGCAGCGCGTCCCCGACCCTGCCCGGCAGCCTCCCTGGCGCTGGTCGCTCGGCAGCACGCGCCGCGTGCTGTACCGGCTGCCGAAGGTCATCGAAGCCGTCGCCAGCGGTGAGCTCATCTACGTCTGCGAGGGCGAGAAGGACGTCCACGCCGTCGAGCGCGCCGGGATGACTGCCACGTGCAACCCTGGCGGTGCGGGCAAGTGGCGCGAGGAGTACAGCGAATTCCTCCGCGATGCGATCGTCATCATCATCGCCGACCGGGACAAGCCCGGCCAGGCGCACGCCCGCCAGGTCGCCACCAGTCTGCAGGACATGGCCGCGGCCGTCGAGATCCGCGAGCCTGCGGGCGAGGGCATCCCCGGCGGTGACCGCATCAAGGATGTGTCCGACCATCTCGCCGCAGGTCATGACCTGCGCGACCTGGTTGTCACATGGGCATCGGGTGACGCGCCCCCCGTCGATCTCGCGCCGGACCTGCACGAGTTCCTCGCCGGCGTGGACGCGCCCTACGACTGGATCGTGGACGGCATCCTCGAGCGCGGCGACCGGCTGGTCTGGACCGGCTTCGAGGGGCTGGGCAAGAGCGTGACAATGCGCCAGATAGCGATCGGCGCAGCTGCGGGCATCCACCCGTTCACCAGTGACCTGATCACGCCGCGCAAGGTGCTGTGGATCGACTGCGAGAACTCCGACCGCCAGGGACGCCGCCACTTCCGCCAGCTTGAGCGCGTCACCGTCCTGAAGGGCCACCGCGTCCCGGACGGCGGCATGCGGCTCATCCACCGCCCGGAGGGCGTGGACCTGATCAGCGACGAGGACGCCGCGTGGCTGCTCGAGCGGGTCACCGCGCACAAGCCGGACCTGCTGTACATCGGCCCGCTGTACCGGCTGCACGACGGCGACATCAACGAGGAGCGCGTGATGCGCCGCATCGTCACGGTGCTCGACCGGGCCCGGATCAAGGCCGACTGTGCCCTGATGGTCGAGCATCACGTCCCGCACGGCGAGGGGGCGAACCGCTCCGTCCGCCCGATCGGCTCGAGCCTGCTGCGCCGCTGGCCGGAGACCGGCTACGGCATCGCCCCGGCGATGGACGCCGACCCGTGCACGGAAGTCCGCGTGCTGCCGTGGCGCGGCAACCGCGACGAGAGGCACTGGCCGAAATTCCTGTGCTGGGGTACCGGGGCTGATGACTGGCCGTGGGTGATCGCGCCGGAGCGGCCCAAGGAAGAAGCGAAAACCAAGAAACCGTGGAGCCCGTCGGGGGCACTTGGAGGCACGACATGAGTACGCCTGTTACCTTGCGCGGGCGGCTGACCCGCGACCCTGAGCTGAAGTTCAGCGCCGCGGGAAAGGCTGTGGCCAAGTTCGCGGTCGTCACGTCCCGCCGCGTCAAGGACCAGCAGTCCGGCGAGTGGTCCGACGCTGACACGACGTTCTGGGATTGCGTGGCGTTCGGCCAGCTCGCGGAGAACTGCACCGAATCGCTTGAGAAGGGCACCGCGGTCGTCGTCACCGGCAATGCCGCCCAAGAGGAGTGGGTCACCAGGGAGGGCGAGAAGCGGCGCTCCATGAAGGTGATCGCCGAGGACGTGGCTCCGTCGCTGCGCTTCCACTCGGCCAAGGTCGTCAAGGCGGCTAGGTCTGAGGCTGCTTCGCGGCAGTCCCCGCGGGACGATGACCCGTGGGCGAACGATGAGCCCCCTTTCTGATGGCCGCCGCCACCGATCTGCCCGACGCCTGTCCCGCTTGCCAGCCGGGCGATGCGCCCGCAGCCTTCCCCGAAGGCGAGCCCGAGCGCGTGAACGGCGGCACCCTCACCTCGTACCGGTGCGGCTTGTGCGGGACGGCATGGGAGGCGTGGTTCGACTACTGGGGCTGGATCATCGCGCGCAAGATCGGGCCTGCGGTCATCCCGGTGGATTCCCGCTCTGCTGGCTGGCCGGTAACGAGAACCGAGGCGGCGGCATGAAGGACTCCCCCCGGTACCGGGGACAAGAAGCAGCGACGAGAGGAACGGATGACGTGAGCACCACCGATGAGGCACCCGAGTTCGCGGGGCGCCCCCAGTGCGGTTGCGGACCCGATGAGCGGTGCTTCGACTGCGCTACCGATGAGGAACTGGCCGCCTCGATCCCGCCGTGGCCGTCGATGGGGGGCGAGTCCCGGTGAGCACCCCCGAGCGCCGCGCGCCCGTGCGCCGCATGTTCCGCTACACGGTCCCGGTCGATGACACGGCCTGGACCTTCGACCTGACGAGTGACCCGGTTCACGTCGCCAACGGCTCCACGCTGGACGAGGTGGAGTTCTGGGCCGAGTTCACCGATGACGCGCCGAGGACGGAGCGCTACTTCCAGGTGTTCGGCACGGGTCACCCGCTGCCCGCGAACGCCCGCTGGGTCGGGACGTGCCCGCGCGTGAGCGGATTGGTCTGGCACCTATTCGAGATCGTCAGCGACGAGAGGGAAGCAGGGGGATCATGACCCGGATTGACATGACAACGCGGGAATGGCACGAGCTGGTGAAGCCGGTCCTGCCGCATGCGACCAACGACAAGGATCTCCCCGAGCTGGACGTGGTGCGGCTTGAAGTCGGGGAGATGGCGCTGTACGCGGTGGCTACCGACCGGTACACGCTCGCGGCCGAGCGGTGGGAACTGGCGAAGGAGGATCGCGGATCGGCCGGCCTCGTCGTGCACCTCGACGTCGGCGAGGTCAGGGCGACGCTGAAGCTGTTCACGTTCAGCAAGGACGAAGACCCCCCGCTGTCTGTCACGATCGACACGGCGTCAATCCCGATCTCGGTCGTCGGCCGCCCCGCCAGCGTGAACGCGCTGGCCGTCACGATCCAGCAGGTGAACGAGGGCACGCGGCTGACGCTGCACGACAAGCGCGACCCGTCCCGCGACCCTCTGCGCGGCTGGCGGAAGGGGATCCGGGCCGCGCTGGACCGGCCGCCGGGCGGCAAGCTCGACGGCCTGGACCTGAACGCGGGAATGCTGGGCCGGTGGGGTACCGCGGCCCGCCATGGTGAGCGGCTCACGTTTTACACCGGCCCCGAACCCGGCGACCCGCTGCTGGTCATCGTGGAGCGTCACTTCGCCGGGTTGTGGGTGCCGATGCGGTACCTCGACGAGCCGGCGAAGACGCTGGCCGACCTGCCATGGCATGAAGAACTGGAAGATGACGGCCGCGACCCGGTGTCGGCCACGATAGACCTGGCGACGGCTGTCGGCGTTGCCGGTGCCACTGTTACCGCCGGGGATGACGGTGACGCTGGCGGTGAGGCCGGGCTGCTCGTGCAGGCGGCCGAGCTGGTGATCTCGACCCGGTTCGCCTCCCCGTCGATGCTGCAGCGCAAGCTGCGGGTCGGCTTCGCCAAGGCTGCCCGGCTGATGGACCTGCTCGAAACCCACGGCATCGTCGGGCCAGCAGACGGCGCCAAGGCCCGCGACGTCCTAGTCGGATCCGAGAACCTCGCCGCGACACTGGCCACGCTGCGTGATGCTGCTGCGGGCCGGATCGACCTGGCCACGGGAGAGCGCCGCGAAGAGGCTGCGGATGAGGGGGTACTGCTGTGAACGCCCAGCCTGATCCCGGTCCGGCCGACGCCCCGGAGCCCCTTGAGGACCAGGTGCGCGGCGACCAGGAGGCCATCGGCCAGACCGCGGAGCTCGTCCAGTCCCTCCTCGATGCGGGCGAGATCTCACCAGAGTGCGCGCGGCGCATCCTCGACTCACTGCGGGGAAGTGGCCTGGAGATCGACGCCACCGTCCCCTCAGGGCGCATTCCCGGTGCCGAGGTCGGCGTGGCCATGATCCGGGCCGA